TAAATTTATCTCTAATGGTTAATGGATATTTTGCAGGAATAGAAACAAAAAGAAACACTAAGGCAATACACTCTTATAGAATACTTTTGAACGATATGGTACAAGATGTAGTAGACAAGATAGAAAAACTAGATCCTATAAATGAATAAGATATATTTAGAAATATCAAAATTAGGTGACAAGTTCAGACAAATGTGTTATGGTATTACACAAGACAAAGAAAAAATAGATGATGCTGTACAAGAATTAATGCTTTATTTATTACAATCAAATCCAGATAATATAAAAAAGATTTATGATGCAGATGGTATAGATGGTATAACAAAATATGGAGCAGTAGTATTAAGAAGGGCATTAACAAGTACAAGAAGTCCTTTTTATTATAAATATAGAAAGTATTATACAAATCTTGTAGGTGTTAATTATCAGACATCAGCAACACATAATAACTTTCATAAAAGCATATACAATATGCCTAATGAAGTAGATTATATACAAAAAGAAAGACAGAACAAGTTGGAAAAGATTGATGTGGTATTAGACAATTTAGACAGTTGGTATGATAGGGAGTTATTCAAGTTGTATTACTATGAAGGTAATACGCTTGACTCACTCGCTGCTAAGACTAAAATAAGTAGGAATAGTTTATTTACGACAATAGACAAAGTAAGAACAATAATAAAAGAAGAATTAGATGAATAAGTTTTTTACATCACAACAAGTATATGAAGATAGACTTGCTATTTGTAAGGCTTGTGATTATTATTTTAAGCCTACAGGAAGTTGTAAGGTCTGTAAATGCTTTATGAAAATAAAAGCACGTATTGCTCCTATGGCTTGTGGTTCTTGTTTGTCTACAGCGTATGATGCAATAAAAAAACTATATATTAAATACAATAAAATATGATATACACAATAATGATAGCATTTATAACTTTTGCTATAGGTTGGTACAAAGGTTATAGCGAAGGATATAGAAAAGGAGAATTCCACACAAACTTAAAAAACTATGACAATGAAAGATAAAGATATACCTAAATACTATAAAGGCAAGAATGGTTATATGGCTAAAGATGTAGTAAGTAACTTTGATTTGTCCTATAACATCGGCACAGCAGTTACGTACTTAATCAGAAGTAAACGCAAGCATAATGATGGTGGTATAGAAGATATACGCAAAGCAATAAACCACTTACAATTTGAATTAGATAAGATAATAAACAATGATTAGATTTATATGTAATTGTTGTCAAGAAACTAAAGATCTACAAAAAGCTACAATTGTATTAAGAGAGGGTAGATGGGTTACAAAAGAAGCATTATGTAGTTGTGGTAAGTATATGCAAGAACTAGAAAAAGACTTTGATGGCTTTCCTAATTTGATTAGGACAGAGCCAACATTAAGTAAAAAGAGAAATAAACTTTGGGATAGTGCAAAAGAAAAACTATGTGGAGAAAGGGGTATTAACGAATCATTTAATTAATATGAGACCAAACAAAAGAACACCAGAAGAATTAAAGCAACTAAGTAAAGATGTAGTAGAATATTACTTTAACAATCCACACGCTAACAGTTCCAAGTATATGCAGCAAAAGTTTAAAGCAAGTGAAAAGATAATACGAGATATACTTAGTGCAGAATTTGAAAGAAGATTAGAAAACAGCATAACAAGAAGAATGCTAAATAAATAACGATAAAATCTATTATATATTATGAAACAACAAGTTAAGTTATACAAAATAAAAGCAAATCCTAATAATCCTAGAATTATTAAGAATGATAAATTTAAAAAATTAGTAAATTCTATTAAAGAGTTTCCAGAAATGTTAAAGTTAAGACCAATAGTAGTAGACGAAAATATGATGGTGTTAGGCGGTAATATGAGATTAAAAGCAAGTAAAGATGCAGGTTTGTCTGAAGTATGGATAGATATTGCTGAAGGATTAACATCAGAACAAAAAGATGAATTTATAGTAAAAGACAATGTAAACTTTGGTGAGTGGGAATGGGATATGCTAGGTAATGAATGGGATAGTGTACAACTTGCTGAATGGGGGTTAGATGTATGGCAGAATGAAGATGATAAAAAAGAAGAAGAATTATATACTAAAAATATAGAAGCGCCAACTTATGAACCTAAAAATATAAAGCCAAAAGTAAATGATTTGTATGATACTAATAAAGTAAGTAAGTTAATAGAAAAAATACAAGCATTAAAATTACATAGAACAGAAGAAGCATTTTTGATATATGCAGCATATAGACATACAATATTTGATTATAGTAAGATTGCTGATTTTTATGCTCATTCAAATAAAGAAGTACAAGAACTTATGGAAGAGTCGGCGTTAGTAATAATTGACTTTGATAAAGCAATAGAAAATGGTTATGTTAAACTTAGTAAAGAAATTGAACAATCGTATTTAGAAGACTATGGAAAATAAAGAATTTGCCGTATTTATATTAACATACGGAAGGGCAGACCGAGTAATTACGTATGAAACATTAAATAAACGAGGATATACAGGTAAAGTATATTTTATTTGTTCCGATGATGATAAAGAATTAAAAACATATCAAAAATTATATAAAGATAAAGTGATTGTATTTAGTAAAAAAGATTATAAAGGCACTTTTGATATAGGCGATAATTTTGATGATGAAAGAGTAGTAGTATATGCTAGAAATGCTTGTTTTGATTTAGCAAAGAAAATAGGCGTAAAATATTTTTTAGTATTAGATGATGATTATATCGCTTTTCATTATCGTTTATATTATATGAATAAACCTGAACAGATAAAAGATTTAAATAGAGTGCTGGAATTAATGTTAAATTATTACAAGACTATTCCTGCTAAAACTATTGCTATGTCTCAGGGTGGAGATTTTATTGGTGGAGCAAGTAATGCATATGCTACCAATCCTAAACTTAGAAGAAAGTGTATGAATAGTTTTTTATGTTCTGTAGATAGACCTTTTAAGTTTGTAGGCAGAATTAATGAAGACGTAAATACTTATGTGCAAAATGCAACATTAGGCGATTTATTTTTTACTTTACCTATCATATCATTAACACAGAAAGTTACACAATCAAATGAAGGTGGATTAACAGAAATATATTTGTCTAAAGGGACTTACGTAAAGTCTTTTTATTCGGTTATGTATACACCTTCGGCTGTCAAAGTATCTTTAATGGGCGATAAGCATATGAGATTGCATCACAGAATAAATTGGAATAATGCAGTTCCTGTTATAATTGAAGAAAAATATAAAAAGTAATGGACAAAAGTAGACACATAAAAAAAGAAGCAATGTTACAAGCATTAGAGAATAGTTTGGGAGTAGTAACAGTTGCCTGTAAACAAACCGACACACCAAGAAGTACATATTATAAATGGCTAAAAGAAGATGAAGACTTTGCTAAGGCTGTTAAAGAAGTAGAAAACATAGCATTAGATTTTGCAGAAAGTCAGTTACATACACAAATAAAAGATGGTAGTACATCTGCTACTATATTCTATTTAAAAACTAAGGGTAAGAAAAGAGGTTATATAGAAAGACAAGACATAGATATTACAACAGGCAATGAGCCTATAAAAATAAATATAGATCTTGGAGATTAAACCAAAATTTACTAATACACAAAAAGAATGTTTAAAATACTTATTTGATAATAAGACAAAAGAAGTTTTATTTGGTGGAGCAGCAGGGGGGGGTAAATCTTGGGTTGGTGTAAGTTATATTATAATGATGTGTTTACAATACTCAGGTACTAGATACTTAATGGGTAGGTCAAAACTAGACGCACTTAAAAAGACTACACTTAATACTTTCTTTGAAGTTTGTAGTGCTTGGGAATTAAAAGCAAATGAACATTACAACTTTAATGGTTCAAGTAACATAATAACATTTTATAATGGTAGTGAAATAATATTAAAAGATTTATTCTTATATCCATCAGATAGAAACTTTGATAGTCTAGGATCTTTAGAAATTACAGCAGCCTTTATAGATGAAGCAAATCAAATAACAGAGAAAGCAAAAAACATAGTAGCATCAAGATTAAGATATAAACTAGATGAAAATGATTTAATACCTAAGTTGCTTTTAACTTGTAATCCTGCTAAGAATTGGGTATATACTGAATACTACAAACCTGCTAAAGAAAAGACATTAAAGTCAAGTAAAAAGTTTATACAGTCTTTAGTTGGAGATAATACATATATATCTAAACATTATGAAAAGCAATTATCTGAATTAGATGAATTAAGTAAACAAAGACTGTTATTTGGTAATTGGGAGTATGATGCAACTAATGATAGTTTAATTGATTATAATTCAATAATAAGTCTATTTAGTCAAAGGGGTACAGATGGTCAAAAATACATAACTTGTGATGTAGCACGTTTTGGAAGCGATAGAACAGTTATAATGCTTTGGAAAGGGCTACATATTACTTATGTGAGAACATTGCTTAAATCGGCTGTAAATGATGTTGTGGAAGAGATTAAGAAATTACAACAAGAAAACCAAGTTAATCTTAGAAATATAATTGTAGATGAAGATGGAGTAGGTGGTGGTGTAAAAGACTATTTACGTTGTAAAGGATTTGTAAATAATTCTAAGGCTTTGAAAAATGAGAATTATCAAAATTTAAAAACACAATGTTACTATAAACTTGCAGACTTGATCAATAAAGGTCAATTAGGTATAAGTTGTTCTGATGTAAATGTTAAGCAACATATTATAGAAGAACTAGAGCAAGTAAGAACAAAAGATGCAGACAAAGACAATAAATTACAGATATTACCAAAAGACACAGTAAAGGCTATTTTAGGCAGGTCACCTGATTATGCTGACGCTTTAGCAATGAGAATGTTCTACGAGATAGACAGCAACTTTGGTAGATACTATGTACAATAAACTAAATATCAACTTTTTCTATTATATATTATGAAAGTCAATATCAAGAAAGAAGGTAAGACTAAAAACTACAAATTAATAAACAAATGGTCAGAAGTCACTTTAGAAAAGTGGCTGAAACTTGTGAAGTTAGAAAGTGGAAGTAAGAGCAAAGAAGCAGTAGAAACTATAACAGCATTGTCTAATATACCAAGACAATTAGTAAATGAATTAACAGTTAAAGATGTTGCTGTTATAATGGAAAAACTTTCTGAAATTCAGCTGCAACAAAATAGTTCTTTATGTAGAGTGATAGAAATAGAAGGAGTAGAGTATGGTTTTCATCCTGACTTAGATGAAATAACGTTAGGTGAGTATGCAGACATAGAGACTTTTATAAAAAATGGTATAGAGAAGCATTTGCCTGATTTAATGGCGGTTTTATACAGACCAATAACAGATAAAAAAAATGATGTATATACTATTGAAGCTTATGATGGTAATATTAGAATGAGAAGCGAAATATTTAAAAAGATGAAGGCAGAAGAAGTACAAAGTGCGCTGGTTTTTTTTTGGGTTTTCGTGAAAGAATTGTTTCAGATTTTGCCATTATTTTTGATGGAGCGGCTACAGGAAATGAACAAGCAATAGCATCTGAATCCTTTGCGGAACGTTGGGGTTGGTTTGGTGTAATGTATAGATTGACAAATGGTGAGATAGTAAACTTAGAAAGAATAACAAATTTGAGTTTGTTAGAATGCTTAACGTGGTTAAGTTATGAAACAGATTTAAATTCACAAAATAAAGTAAATTTAAATGATAGCAAATAAAACGTATAACAACGTAATAAACACTATAAAGAATATAGGTGACAAACATCATCAAATAGCAACAGTTACAACAGGTGATATATTCGACATAAATTTGGAGAAAATGGAAAAGTTTGCTCTAATGCACATAAATCCTGTAAACGTAACAACACAAGATAGTGGTTTGATTTATAACTTTCAGATCTTTATAATGGACTTAGTAGCTGAAAAGAAAGACTGGACTACAGCTAACTATCAATCAGCAGAAAGACTAAGTAGTGAACAGCAAGTATTAAGTGATTGCTTACAAATATCTGTAGATGTAATATCAATGCTAAGACATAGCCTGTATCAATCAACAGATGGTGATGTAAATAATCCATCATACTTTTTACAAGGACAACAAACAATAGAACCATTTACAGAAAGATTTGACAATCTACTTACAGGGTGGGTGTTTAGTCTAGATATATTAGTACAAAATGACTTTGATGCTTGTATAATACCAGCAGCAAGTGGAGGAGCAGGTGAATAATGAAATTTAAAATAGGTAAATATAGAATAGAGATAGGATTTTTTAAGATAACAATAAAACTATGAATTACGAAGATGTATTAGAAAAACTAGAAGCAATAAGTGTAAAGTTTGAAACTTACAATGATTATCCAAAAAGTGCTAGTAATAATGCTTGTAAAGTTCTTAAATGGATAGATAAATATGGTAGAGATGAAGTTAAAGGAATGACTAGGGTTGGTCTAGCAAGAGCAAATCAATTATGTTCAAAAGAGAATATTTCTAGAGATACAATATCTCGTATGGCTTCTTTCAAAAGACACCAAAAGAATGCAGAAATAAGTCCTAAATTTAAATCAACACCGTGGAAAGACAAAGGATATGTTGCTTGGTTAGGTTGGGGTGGAACAAGCGGTGTAAATTGGGCAATAAGAAAATTAAAACAAATAGATAAAAATAAAAACAAATAATTATGGCGGATTTAGTAACAACGATCACAGAAACAGTAACTTTAAATGGAGCAGTTAGAGGTTCATCAAATGTATTAACAACTACAGGAGTAGTAGATGTATTTGAACGTATATTAACTTGT